ACCCACCATGCCGAATCCGAGCGGCACCCCGAAACCACGGAGCATTCCACCCAGGACTCCGCGAGCGGCCCCACCGCGACCGAAGAAGCCACCGAGGAATCCCGTCAGGCCGCCGCCCCCACCACGTCCACCGCCGCCGTCTTCAACCGGCGGTCCGCCGACCGCCGCCCCTCGCATCGACTCGACATCACGGAGCATGGCCTGCTCTTCGACACGGCTTTCGAGCACGGCCTCGGACCGAAGACGGCGCATCCGGTGAAGCTCGTCACGGAACGCTTGCTGCGTGGCTCGGATCTCCCGGGCTGGGGCGGTCCGCCCAAGGATCGGGGTGAGGAGCCCCGACATTTCTCCGCGGTGCCGGGCCCGCATGAGTTCTTCGTCACGCCGGAACTGACTCTCGATCTCCTGCCGGCGCTCGGTGAAGCCCTGGCGGATGATCTGGGTGACTTCTCGATTGAGGGTGCGGATGTCCTGGAGTCCGCGGCGCGTGACGCCGCCGGTCGCCGCCGCTTCGACGGCTGACTGGAACGCTTCGAACCGCTGGGTCGCCTGCGGGGTGAAGAGATCCGAGAACGTCCGCCGGAGATTCGCGGACGCCTGCTCGGCCTGCTGAATGCGCTGGGTCAGCCGCTCGACATCGCGGCTGTCGATCCGCGCATTCAGGGAGAACCCAGTTTCCATCTCAGCCGGTCCGCTTCTTCACCGGGCGGACCATGTCTGGACCCATCCAGGGCGAGAGGGCCGAGAAGCGTGCGACATCTTCCTCGACCTCGGGCGGCTTCTCGATCGCCGGAAGCGGGAGCCCCAACTGGCGCGCAGTATCCTCGGCATCACGCCGGGCCACCTCCGCGTCGAACGCCTCGTCGGACATCATCGACTCTTCGGCGAGGATCGACGTGATGTCGAGCTTCTCGCCACCCGACTGCAGCGCAGCCCGGCGGACCCGGCCGTGATAGACGTTCAGCCAGTAGAGCCATCGGCATTCCCACGGCCGGAGCGCCAGAAACCGCTCGTCGGTCGGGAGTAGCTGGTAATACAAGAGCACCCACGACTCGGGCCACTCGTACGCCTCACGCGCGAGCCGCTTGGCTTCCGCTTCGAGGTACCGCGAGAAACCTGTCCAGGCCGTCGACGTACGCCCTGTACACGGCCTGGACCTCCTCTTCGTCTCGCTGGGCGGCGATCTCGTCCTCGGTCTTCCACCCTTCGGGGCCCTCGACAATCACGCGGGGGAGTGCGCCCAGGGCCTCCGCGAAGTAGAGCGTGTCGCCCCCGACCGAGGCCGGGGAGACCCCCTGGAGGAGCCGGGTACGGGCCAGCCCGATGTCGATCCGCTCTCGGAGCGTGGGGACCCGGAACACGAAGTTCCCAATGGTCCGCATCTTCTGAGCGCCGTCGGGGAGGAGCGCCGGGCGGCCGGTCGGGAGGCGCTCGGGGAGCGAGGCCTCAGCGAGAAACGTGTTGGGCGGAAGTGTGCGGGGGGTGTCGGTGGCCATGCGGTCCTCCTACGGGCTCGCCCTCATTAGGAGATGGAGACGTCACGCCGAGCTTGTCGGTGAGTTCGCCCACGGAACGGCACGCGAGCTTGAACTCGGAGGAGATCACCTTGCCGTTCTTCCACTCGACGACGAGCGTGCCCCAGGTGCGATCGGCGCGAATGCGCTGGAAGAGGGCCGCGACGCTCGCGGCCTCGTCCTCGATCCCCGGGGGCGACCCGTTGTCCTGCACTACCGGATGCGATAGGTCCCCGAGACGTCGCGGCCTCGGAACTGGGCGTCGGTCATGATCATCCGGTGCGCCGTGAAGCCGATGTCGCCGCCCACATTCACACAGTTGATGATCTTGCGGATGAGCGCGCCCGTGACCTTCGAGAAGACCTCGATGTCGAACGTGCGGCCTTCCATCGCGCTGTCGCCGTTCTCGTTGACGATCCCGAGTTCGACGGCGACCTCGCGCGGCACCGCGAGCTTCGACATGGTCGCGGTGTGCCGAGCCACAGTGGGGACATGCTCCTGGACATGGAGGTCCCCGATCCCCGAGGCGTCCTCATGACCGTAGTCGTCCGTGAAGCGAATGGACTGCATCAGTTCCAGCACGATGCCGTCGATCCGCACCTCGACCTCGTTCCCGGTCATCACCTTCTCGGCCATGTTCGATGCCTCCTACGGCGGCTCTGGACTAGGCCACCGCCACCGTGACGGAGCCCTGGAAGAGGGTGGCGTTGATCGTGACGTTGATGAAGTTCAACGGGATCACCGGGCTCGCCTCGAACTGGACGGCCGCGGTGTCGCCCGTGATCGAGACGACGATGTTGCGGAAAGCCGGCGTGCCGACGATGATCTGCTGGGCCGCCAGCGAGAGCAGGATCGATTCCGTTCGGGACGCGATCGCGAAGGAGAGCACCGGGCTCGCCTTCTTCCCAATGAAGACCTCCAGCCCGTCGACGACGCGCCGGATGACCTCGTCGAGCGCGATCCCGGTCGAGATCTCGACCCGGTGGAACCCGTCGTCCTTCCGCCAGGTCGAGACGCCGCGGGTGACCCGGAAGAAGCCTCGGTTCTCCGCGAGTTCGACCATCAAGAGGCTGCCGGCGAGTCCGATCTCCAACTCGCTCGCCGTCGGCACCCATTCGAGCCCGGTCGCCTTGACGGCCTTGTAGGTGATCGCGTCGCCGATCTCGTCGAGCCCCGACGCGAGGCCCGCCATCTGGGCGGCCATGATGTACGGCGCGTAAGTCGTGAGGAGGCCGTTCACATCGAAGCCCTTGACCCCCTGGACGGCGAGCGCAGTGCGGTCGCTATTCAGGTTCTGGGCCCGCGTGAGGTAGTTCGAGAGGGTCGGGGTCTTCTCGCCGAGGACGCCCCCGACGAAGGCGCGCCGCGGGCGCTTGCCGTCGGCCGACATCAACTGACAGTGGGCGTCCGCCATCGCGTGGATCGCGGCGTCCCCCGAGACCGGGACCACGAACGCGATCTCCTTCTGCTGGAGCGCGTCGAAGCCGGCCTGCCAGTGCGACGTGAGTGTAGTGCCCGCGGTGCCGCCCGCGAGGTACGTGTACGCGATGTTGGCCGGCGGCGCGTCGGCGCCGGAGGCCCGGAGCGCGGTCACCAGCGGCTGCCAGCCGCCGGAAGCCAGGCTGTCGACGAAGGCCTGGAGATCCGCCCGTACCGTGAAGGCGACCGTGCGGATGTCTTGGGCCGTGATGAAGTCGAGCCCGTTCAGGACGACTCGGTTCGGGTTCGCGTCGAGCACGACGGCCGTGTAGGCGGCCGAGAGCGCCAGGATGCGGTCCACGAGCTTCTGGACCGTGTTGTAGACGTTCAGGTCGATGTTCAGAGTCTCGCCGCCAGGGCCGCCCGTGACCGCGGTCGTCAGCGTGGTCCCGTTGATGGTCGCGGTGGCGGCCGAGCCGGCGCCGATGTACTGGATCGAGAAGGCCGAGCGACCGACGTTGTCCTGGACGTAAAGGTCGGGGCCCTTGGCAAGCGTGACCTTCTTGCCGAACGAGGTGCCGGCCTCGATCTTGATCTTGATCTCGTTCTCTTCGAGGCCCCAGTTCAGACTGTTGATGACTGCGGCGTCCTGGCCGCCGGCATCGTCCACCGTGAGCGTCGCGATGGTCGCCGGGTTCACTGGGACCGCGACGACTTCCTGGGCCCCGCGCGACTCGGTCGAGGGATCGAAGCACCGGTTGATCGCGTCGAGGATCTCGCCGCCGCGCAGCACGGCCGCCGCCTCGGCGGGACTCGTGAACGCGCGCGGGACGCCGGGCTCCCCACCGCGGGAGATCCCGAGGATCGCCACGGTCCGGGTCGCGCCAAGCGAGAACGGGATGAGCGCCTGGTCCTTGACCGACGCGGAGACCCGCGGGTGACGCCCGAATCGACCTGCGAAGAAATTGCCTGAAGGCATGGGTCAGAGTCCTCCTAAGCCAGCGGCCGATTCCGAAACGCCTCGTATCGGGTGAGCCACTCGGTGAACGGCACTGGCGTCAGCCATCCCTGCGTGGGGGCGTAGACCCGGAAGCCCGCCTTCGTCTCGACCTCACGGCGCGGCTCGTAGGTCCGCACGAACTCGTCGAGCGTCATCGGGAACGCGGCGGGCGGCGCCGCCTGCATGTCGGCCTGGACCGGCTTGTCGTTCTTGGCCATCGGTTACCTCCGCAAGCTCGCGGTGTACGTCTTGGGGTCGCCGTAGTAAGTCGCCGCGACCGCGACGCCGCGGAGCTTCGGGAAGATCGACAGGACCGTCGAGAGGTGCGTGGCCTGGAGCGAGATGTCGCGCCGGAACACGTAGGCCGGCTCCCACTGGCTGTCGAGCATGAGATCCTGGGCCGCGAGTTGCGGCTCCTTGAGTCCCCGCTCGGACATGAGCAGGCGCGCCTGGAGGAGGCCCCAGAGCACGATGGTGCCAAGCCAGACCGCCAGGTTCGCGTTCTCGCTGAGGAGCCCGATCCGCACCGTCGAGCGGAAGAACGACCCGATATGCTCGTGGATCGGCGCTTCGAGACTCGACCCGAGATCCTCGATCGACGCCGTCTCGCCGAGTGGGACCTGGGCGGTGATCTCCTGCGAGCCGCCCAGGATCACGAACACGGATGGGAGCGCTGGCTGCTCCCGCTTGAACCCGAGATCGACGGGGATCAGGTTCGCGGTGAAGAACGCCTGGATCTCTTCCCGTTCGGCCGCCGGGCGATCTCCGAAGACTTCCTGGAGCCGCGAGGGGTCCTCGTGGACGCTCGTGAAGAGATCCACGAGGACGTCCCGCACGATGAGATCCGGCTGAATGAGCACGCGTTCACCGCATCGACATGAAGATGATCTTGGTGGTGGTCCCGGAGCCGGAGTTCTTCACGGCCCGGATCTGTCGCCAGATCCCGGTGAACTCCGTGCGGCCGTTCGCGGTGAGCGTGGTGAGCCCCGTGATGTCCGTCCAGCCCTCGCTGACGTGCGAGAGCGTCCCCTGGAGCTTCCAGGAGTCGGACCCGTTGAGGTCCAGCACTTGGATCGCGTGGTAGAAGCGGCCCGACACGTTGATCGGGCTCTTCGCGATCGGCCCCGTCTCCGAACTGTTGTGGACGATGTAGACGTTCGCCTCGGGGTCCGCGTCGAGCCCCTTCGCCGGATGCTTCCCGAGGAGCGTCGGATTGAACCGCGAGAGAAACGCGAGCCGCTGCAGAACGTAGTCGAGCTTCGTGGCGCCCATCGCGGGCTAGCGTCCCTTCTTCTTTCGGCGCGTCTTCCGGCGCGGCGTCGCCTTGGCGTCGCCCTCGCCGGTCGTGGTCTCGTCGTCGGTCGACTCGACATCGTCGTCCGTCTCGCCGTCGTCCGAATCCCCGTCGCCCTCGATGTCGTCGTCACCGTCACCGCCGTCACCACCGTCACTTCCGCTGTCTCCGTCAGGCGTTACGGGTTGTGACGGTTCCTGTGACGGTGTGACGGTTGCCTGGACCGTCACCCAACCAGGCTCGGGCTCGGGCACCCGCTGGTACTCCACCTCGCTGGACGCGATGGAGAGGAGGTACTCCCCGACCTCGTCGGGGACCACAGCCTCGCCGAGCCCGTCGCCCACCGGCTGGAACCGCACGAGCATCCCAGCCGGCGGGCAGACGCCAGGCCCGACGTTGACTGCCGGATGAATCGACCGAAGCTTCATGGGGTCATTCCCCCTTCTTCGCTCGGTGTCTCGTCTTCGTGTTCGCTAGAGCCCAAGTCCCTTCCCGCCGCGGACTACAGCGTCCGGCGGCCGATGTTCTTGTAGATCCGCACGCGCTCCGGCGCCTTCAGCACGAGCACGCCGTAGAGGATCAGGAGGAACGCAAGGCTCGTGTCCGTGATCGCCAGCGGCCACTTGATCAGGGGCGCCATCTGGGCGTACGCGACGTCGGCCTCGTCGAGATGCATCACGACGCCCATGCCCTGCGCGTCGTGCCGCCAGAAGTTCTTGTCCTGGAACTCGAAGTTCGAGCCGGAGCCGGGGTCCGCGACCTCGGCGATGATGCGGGCATCCAGCACCACGTTCGTGGTGCCGCGGTAGACGCGGTACGCCGTCGCGCCCGTGGAGCGGTCCACGGTCACGTTCACCCGCTCGCCGGCCGCCACCGCCTGGCCCGAGGCCGCCGCGGTCGCCGCCGACTCGCCCGCGTCGTTGACCGCGGAGGTGAAGTACCAGTAGGTCCCGGCGACCATCTTGGAGGTGGCGTCGGCCGTCACCGCCGTGGTGGGCGCGTCGGGCGCCGTGGGGGCCCCGGACTCCCCCGTGTCGAGGGGCGCGTTCTTCTCGACGCGCTCCAGGAAGATCGAGTCCTCGAAGGGCACGAACCCGCGCTGGGTCTGGTGCCCATCGAGCGGCATGCCGGTGCGGTAGCCGGCCGGCATCTCGCCGAGCAGCCGGCGATCGCCCTGCTGCTTCAGCTTCGAGAGGTCGCTCAGGGCGAACGGGGTCCACCAGGAGCGGATCTTCGCGAAGTTCAGCAGCTTGCCGGTCGTGACGAAGGACTCGCCGAGGTCTTCGAAGTCCTCGAAGTCCATCGGCTGGCCTTCCTTGTCGATGATGATCTGGCTGGCGAAGGACGAGGCCGCCGCCTGGGTCACGAGGCCATCGAAGTGGACCTCGTTGCCGGTGCCGTCCAGGATTGCCTTCTGCCCCCAGAGGAAGTGGCGCTCCAGCTTCTCCAGGAGTTCGAGCGTGCGGTTCCGGTTCTCCTCGGCGACCGGGTCGTTGAACAACCCGCCCATCGCGCCGGCCACCATCGCCTGGTGCGTGTAGCCGCCACGGGTCCCGAGGTACTTCACGTTGATCGTGGAGCGGGTCCACTTCGACTTGCTGCCGGCCGGCGCGCCACCCTCGCGGAATCCAACGGCGCCGCGGTGGCTGCCGTAGGAATCCCGGCGCAGCCACTGGAAGACGTTGTTCGTCGACGGCACCCGGGGGACCGCCGAGAACAGCTTCAGGTGCTCCTGCTGGAACAGGACAGCGGTCATCGTGCTGTCCAGGTTCTCCAGCCGGAGCGCGGTGGCCTCGCCGAAGCCGGCGAGCGTGCCGAGCGACACCGCCTTCTGCAACTGCTGGACGATATCGTCGCCGCCCACGAAGTTCTGCCCGAGGGATTCTCGCCCGATCTGGTCGAAGCTCTTGACCAGGGGCCGCTGCTTGGTCGCCATCGTGTGGTCCTCCTTGCCTCAGTCGTCGATGAGAGGTTCCGGGGCGGTGACCGTCCCGGAGGACTAGCTCCCTGCCTTCTGGAGCGCCTTGTCCTTCGGGATGCCGTAGGCCTTGGCCACCTCGTCCGGGATCGCCGCGATGGCGGCCTGGGGGTTCGAGTCGAGCTTCGCCATGATGCCGGCGCCCTCCTGCCAGTCGAGCTTGTCGTCGTGCATCGCCTTGGTGAGCGCGTCGACGATGGCGCCCTTGGAGAGGGCCTGCCCGCTCGCGTCGCCGTTCGAGCCGGTCTTGTCGCGCGGGTCGAAGACCATGCCGGGCATCGGGAGCTTGACCGGCCGGCCGAGTTCGCCCATGCCCTTGTGGAGGATCGCCTGCGACTTCGCGATCAGCCCGACCACGCTCGCGATCTGCTCGACGCGGGCCGCGACCTGGGCCAGGGACTTCTTGAGGTCGACGACCTCCCCCGCGCGCCGGCCCTCGGCCTTGCCGATCTGGACCGCGAGGCCCTGGAGCGCCTCGGAGGCTTCGAGCAGCGGCGAGACCTCGGGGTCGTCGGCGAGGGCCTTGAAGAAGGCGTCCCGCGCCTCGGCCTCGCTCTTCTCACGCTCGTCGCTCGGCTCGTCGGTGTCGGGGTCCTTGTCCTTGTCGGGGTCGTCCCCGCCGGTCCCCTTGTCCTCGCGGTTTCCCTCGGGGCCGCCGCGCTGGTCCGCGTTGTCCGACGGTGGGTCGACCTTGGCCCCCTCGGGGCTCTTGTCGACCCGCTTGCCGCTGACGAGCATCTCGGCCTTCTCGATCTTGTCCTTGTCGAGTTCCGCCGCCGCCCGGCGCAACTCCTCGTCCACCGGGAGGGCCGTCTTCTCGGGCTCGACGGTCTCGATCGCCTTGGCGAGTGCGTCGGCGCCGTCGTTCAGCTTCGTGCTCTGGTCCTTCTTCATCACGCGGTCCCTCCCTCGTGTGGTGTCAGCGGCCGACGCCGCTTGCCCGGAGACTCTTCAGGAAGTTCATCGCCGACTGGAGGCCGTAGCCCTTGCAGTGCGTGAGGTGCTCCAGAGCCCCGTAGGTGCCCTTGCGGAACGCCCCCTCACGGTCGTAGCAGCCCTTGAGGCACGCGCCCCAGAGGATCGAGGTCAGGCGGCCGTCGAGATTCTCCAGCTTGAGCGGCGCGGCCTCGGCGAGCGTCATGCTCTTGCAGATGTCCGCGAAGCTCTTCCGCTGCACCGGCTGGTGCGTGACCGCCATGTGGCGCAACTCGCACTTCGTGAGCCGGTGCCCGTCGCGCTCCAGCGTGCGGCCCTGGATCGAGTACGCGAGGGGCCGCGTGCGCTCGGGGTTGTTCAGGTGGAACCAGACGGCCTCGGCCTCGGGGTGGCCCTTGTAGAGGAAGCCCTTGAAGTAGAGCCCGGCCCCCTTCGAGGTCGCGCGACCTCGGAGCCGGGGGTGATCTTCGATCCGCACGATCGAAGCCTCGGTCGGCTCCCCGATCAGGTACTTCGCGCCCTGGAGGTGATCCCAGTTGATCCAGCCCGAGCGCAGCAGGGGTTCGAGGACCATGCCCTTCTGGATGACCGACTCACCCTGGGCGTCCGCGTCCTCGGACGAGGCGAGCCCGTCGATGTAGCGCCGGTCCGACGATGCGTCCTCGCTCTTCGCGAGGTCGATGTGGAACCGGAAGTCGAGATCTGGGTCGAAGGCGAGCGCGATGCCGTCGCCCGACTTCGAGAGGATCTCGCGCGCCTCGGTCGCGTTCACTAGAGCGCGTCGACTCCGGCCGGCACCATCGAAGGGTCGA